ACGTTTCCGTGGCTGTCCGGAGTTGTCGGGTCGAAGTTTCAGCAGTACAGAATTAATGGAATGGCCTTTCAGTACCGCAGCATGTCGGCAGACGCGTTGAACTCGACAAACACGGCTCTCGGTTCGGTCATTATGTCGACAGACTATGACAGTGCAGACGCAGTCTTCGCTTCGAAACAGGAAATGGAAAACAGCGAATATGGAGTGAGCTGCAAGCCGAGCGCCAACATGATCCATGGGATTGAGTGCGCTCGCTTTCAGACTCCCGTTTCCGAGTTGTACATCCGTGCATGGGATGTGCCTAGCGGCAAGGACATCCGGCTGTATGATCTCGGACGGTTCTCCATCGCATCCACAGGATGCCAAGGAACGGATGTGAACCTTGGCGAGTTGTGGGTTGTGTACGACATCGACTGCTTCAAGGCGATTGAGCAGGTTCCTGCTTATCTTGTGCCGTATGCTCTCTACGACTGCACGGGCATGACCGCGGCGATTCCGTTAGGGACGTCCAGTGCGGTCTACGACATTACGAATGGAGGCGACTCCATCGGTTTGACCCTTGGACAGAACAAGATTGAGTGGCCGATTACAACGCAGTTGGGTGCAACGTACCTCGTAAATGTCGAGGTCGTCGCGTCGGAGGCGAAGGCGCTCACAGTGGCGGCTATCACGACAGGGAACGGGATGTACATGGATGATGACATTCACCTCACGACTCCTGGGACCGGAGAGACCTGCCACCAGTGGCAAATGGTTTATCCAGTGCGATACATGGGAGGAGGCACGCCAAGTGCCTTACCTTATGTGAACGTGGCGGACTACACGTGGGCCGTGGCGAGCATCACCGCTTGTCGTGTGGCTGTCTCGCAGGTCAGCGGGTTGTTCCCAGGTGATTTCACGACTACGTCGATTAATGTGCCGAAGGCGCAACAGTCTGTACCGAAGGTGCAGCTGGCTGAGGAGGACGAAGAGACGGTGTGTGTGCTGGTTCGCGAAAAGACCCTGAAAGGGGCTTTGGAGTCGAAACAAGCACACCACCGCTGAGTGGTCCGAAGTGGTTTAAAAAAAATTTTGCGGGCCTGAAGGGCGCGCTTATTCAAGATACTCCGTTAGGAGGTCACCGAATGTAGAAGTCGAGGGTAACGTAGCGCAGTTGTCTGCGCGAGTAGAGGCCGAGGGCCCCCGACCCGCCACGGCGGCGCTAGCGCCGCCATTGTGGAAGGGTGGGGGTGAGGCCTCAGTATTACCCTCGACTTCTTGTGCACTGAGCGAAGCGATAGAGGACAGGGAAGGTGGAACGGGAAGCCTCAGGGCTGCATGTGCGCACAGCGAAGCTGGCACATTCAGAACAGAGGGTGTTTGGCCCAGGCTGTGCCCTGGCATAGAATAGGCCAGCCCGTTCGCGCGAATCTCGATAACCTCGTCAATCCGCCTGCCGAGTTGTAAGAGGTCTTCGGGGCCTCGCGCGTATGCCCGATGGGGCGGCAGACAACTCGTGATAACGATTTTCTTAGCCAGGAACTGGCGGGAAGCCCCTTTGACTTCGACGCGATAGGGATACCTATCAAGGAGGCGAAGGAGCACGTGAAACTTGCAGAAATCGCCTCTGAAGTCATCGAAGATCACGCACTGGTGGGCGTCGTAGCCCTCGAACCAGCGCCCGGTCTCGCCAGAGACCCAGGGCGTGGTTTCGGAAACAGTGCCGCAATCATCGCAGATGAGTGCGCAGATCTCGTGGGCATATTTGCTCTTGCCAACGCCGGTAGGGCCGTAGACCCAAATAACATTTGGGCGCCAGGTCCGAACGGCTTCAGCATATTTGAGCATGGTTTCGGCAACACGGATGGCCTGATAGCTGTCGACTTGTTCGCAGATCTCAGCCATTCCGCAACCAGCCTGGACAAGCTCACGGACATGAATAATGTCGTTGCGCTTGCCCTGGCGGTTGCCAGGAGCGTCTTCGTCGGCTTGCTCAGGCCAGTCGATGATAATCACGCCGTCCTTAGCACAGTAGGCAATGCATTGCTCCTCGTTGCCTTTGGCGGGTTCCCAATGGGCGCGCGGGAAGAGCTTGCGAACTCCTGCCAGTCCCTTGGGGTGTGCGAAGCGCACGTAGCCTTGGTGGTGTGGAGTCTTCGTTTCCGGGGCGATTTCGAGCCCCGCAACGACGCGCTCACACTCCCAATCGTCGTATAGCTCGGTCGACCCGCTAGGGTTGTTGAGCGTGAAGCACCACCGGCGGTGGCGCATGTTCGTCGATTTTTCGGCAGGCATGTGACTCGAGTGCACAGTGTGCGCGTGCGTGGGATGCGATACGGCGAGCCATTTCTAAATGGGTAGCAAGACGAGAGTTTGCGAGGGAGGTTGCGGCGCAGCGGCCACCGGACTCGCAAACCCCGGTCTTGCAAAATTAATTGCGGGCGAGCCCGGCGGTCATTGGAGATGATCCGGGTGTCGCCGAACGGGCAGAGTCTCGCTTAATAAAATTAATCGAGCGGAGCCGGCGGTTCGTAGAACCGGGCGCAGCCGAACCGGCAGAGTCCCGCAGAAAGAAATTAATACGGTGGCCGCCGGCGCGTAGCGTCAAGCACCCGTATCTGCGACGCAGTCGCAACCCCCGACCTGGGTCACTAGTGACCCAGACCAGGCGAGGGGTTGCGACGATGTCGCAAAGGGTGCGTAGGCTACAGATATTTTCGATTTTGAGAAATATATATGGCCTAGTATCCCTAATGCCTCGCGCAGCAGTAGCTCCGAAGAAGCGCGCGGCCGTGCGTGCGCCCGTGAAACGGGTGGCCGCGCCTAAGGCGAAAGCCGTGGCGCCAGCACGAGCTTTGCGAGCAAGCAAGGCCGGAAGCTTCTTTGGTTCCGCAGGTTCCACCGTAGGTGGGATGGTTGGCGCGGCCCTTGGTGGACCCGCAGGGGGAGCGCTGGGCACGAACCTGGGTAGGCTAGGCGGAGCCGCCATTTCGAGTATACTCGGACATGGAGACTACGCAGTCACCAATGGGCCAAACCTGAAAAACAACTCGATTGTTCTCTCGAACAGCGCGCAAGCGCCACAGTTCGGGACGGGGAAGGTTGCTAGCAACTTCAAGCACCGAGAGTTCTTGGGCGATGTGATCAGTAGTGCTACTGCGAACACGTTCAAGATTGAGAGTTATCCGATCAACCCCGGTAAGGCCACGA